TGATTACTTCTGGTTCTATACCGCCATCTTTAATTGCTTGCTTAACTGCTTTAACAATTCCTTTAGTAGAGTTTTGTAAGGATTCACCAGCTTTAAGTTTTGCTGCTGCTTCATTTATTGCATCAGATACTGGTCCTTTATTGTTAGCCAGGGCAGTTAAAGTTGCCAGGGAGTTTTCATCACTCGATAAACGCTGAAGGTTTTTAGCACGATCTAAAACATTACCACCGCCACTGATCCTATTCTCCTGATCAGTTAAAGTTTTAAATACAGCTCTATCTTTTTTTAGCCTACTAACAGCGTTATCAATTACTTTAGCTCTTTCAACAATAAGTGATTCACTAAATTCAACACCACCAAACAGATCATCAGTCTTAACTCTAGTAAAACCAGCTGCATTCATATCACTAATCATTGATCTAGCTTGCACTAAGTTTGCTGGTTTAGCTTTTGCCAGGGCGCGAATAGCTGCTGCCTGGTTAGCGCCATCTTCAATAAGATCTCCAACTAAAGCTCCAAATCTTTCTGGAATAGTTTTATCAATCATTAATCTAAATGATTCATCGTCTAATTTAGATAGGCCTCTACCTTGCATAACAAGTGCTTGATTTGGCGGTAGATTGTCAATAATTGATCTACCCTCTGGCCCAGCATCCCTAAGTATTTTTGCAGCATCTATGGCTGATCCTGTGCCTTGTCCAATATTAATTGCAGCAGCTTGTTCTCTTACCATTTGAGGAGTGGAGCCATCTACTTCTCTTAATACAAAAGCATTGATACTTATATCGTCAGCACCTTCAGCTGCTAGTCTTTTTGCAAGTCCAAGTCTTTGATGCCCATCCGCAATAAACTTAACTCCATCTGCTCGTTCCCAAACAATAACTGTATTAGCTGCAATAGGATCCCAATCTTTAACACCTTTTAAAGCATCACTTACTCCTTGAGCATCACCATCAGCTTTAAATTGAAATGTAGCAGCATCAACTTGAATATCATTTGGATTTAATTGTTGAATATCTCCTCTTGAAACTAATCCTTCAATATCTGAATCTCCAGGTAAACGACCTTCATCTAAAGCCTTTTGTATAACTTCCATTGGCTTGTATTGAGATTCTAAAAATTCTCCTGGTCCAGCTCTACCACTAGAATACATATCAACAAAACTATCTAAAATATCAGCTTCTGTTGTCTTTCCCTGGGCCCTTAATTTTCTTGCAGCACTTGCTGCTTCAATGACATCTACAGTAACAGATCCACCAGCTCTAATAACACCAGCAAAACCACCAACAGTTAATACTGTAATTGCAGCATCTTTTAAACTGTATGGACTTTCTAGTCTTGATTTCCAATCCATTACTTTAGGCTGAATTAATGCTTCAGCGCCCATAGCAATTCCAGCTTCAGTAAAGAAAGCTTTTAATGCGTTTGCTGTTTTAGTACCGCCAGTAATTTTTCCAGTACCTAAAAATAAAGAAGCAAGAATTATTGGATCTTGAAAGGCACCTACAACTGTTCCAGCTATCTCTCCAGCTACACCGCCCCAGGTACGATTACCTGTTACTTGCTCCATGTTTTCACGAATCTTTTGAGCTTCAGACTGAACCGATACCATCATCTGATCGTAGGTTAATAATCCAAGTTCTGGATGTTTTTTTTGTAATTCTAGTATCTCAAAAGTGCGATCCCTATATTCTTTTTTATCGTTTTCAAAACTATCAAGAATGCGCTCATTCGTTATATCATAAGTATTGACAGCATTAGGATCATAGCTTGGATCATCAAGCGTTCTTAATTTTTGCAGCTGCTCTTTAATTGGATCCCCTATAACTCCTTTCTCAGAGCCAGACATCCACTCATATTTAAAGTTTTCTAAACTAGCATTAAAGTTATCTCTATAAGTCGTTTCCGGTCCCAGCTCTTCAATTGTGGGCCCAAATAGGTTTACCTTATCGTAAAAGTCCTGGGTACCGGAATTAAAAGCGCTCATTAATATGTTTCCGGTAAGCCAGCGCGTAAAAAGTATTTAAACTCAAATGGTTCGCCATTTGGTTTTCTTAAAATTTCTAAATCACTTTCTCCATATTGGATAATGTAAACACCCTCGCCATATGGAGGTACGTTTACTAATTTTTCATTTTTTATAAGATCTAAAACTTCTTCATCAGTGTAGCCAATAGCAGCAGTTTCAGTACCATTTGCTTTAGCATGAGCTTTAATATCATCAAGTTGCAGATCTTTTAATCTATCGCTAAAGTTTCCAGCAGTTATTTCTGGACTAGGAGGAATAATGCTATAAGGAACCCTTCCGCCAGGCATAGATCCCATGTCTATAATGCCACCCATTATTTGTTTTACAATTGTTTCTACATCTTGTCCTACCGCAGTTCCAGTTTGTGGTTCTGTCATATACGCTGCTGTAGCTGCTTCTATAACTGCGCCTTTATATGTAGGATTGTTATTTAAAACATCACCCATAACTCCAGTAATTGCTTCATGTAAACCTGTTGGTTTTTCTACAACTCCTAACCTTATAAGATCCATGCCTTCTAAAATTTTAAAAGCCAGCGTTGGGTTATCGTTTAATACAAGCTCACCAACCATAGTGTATTCAACAGCATTCTTGTCAAACAATTGCTCCATTACTTTAGAAGCACCATCTCCAAGTCCATCAACTAAATTTGTCATAGTTTTTACTTTTGATACTAATGGGACTTCTGCACTGTCCATATAACTAATTAAAGATTTTGCTTCTATATCTGTAAAAGGAGAAAGCTCCATATCGTAATGAGCTTCAACTACTTGATGTAATTGCATACGTTGTTCGTAAAATTCAGCACTATTAAATTGTGGATCTGAAAAATCAATTTGTGGAAGATCTGAAATAACACCTTGCTCAAAAGCTAAATTCATTGCATTGCCTTTGTTAATCTCCGACATAGTGTAGTCATGAGTTGCTTCCATGCGTTCTAATAATCTTGTTGTGCCAGGAGGTAAGTTTTTATGCTTTTTTAAATCGTTAATCATTTGCTCTTGCTCTATGGGCGAGCGATCAACAAAACTAATTCCATCTTCATTTGGTGTATCAATCATTTGTCTTGTAATTATTAGTTCTAACTCTAGCTCTTCAGCAACATCCATGTCACCATTTAATTGAGCAGCTAAAGCTAAATCCTCAATACCATCTGGAATTTGATTGTTCTTTAAAGCATAAATTGCTTTTTTAGCCTGTCTTTTAATCTCTTTTGTTTTTGCAGCTTGTTGCGCTTTAAAAGCAGCATTAGCTCTTGACTGATCACTGCGATCCCTGGAAATTAAAGTTTCCATTGCGGAAATAATTTTTCTTTTAGTTTCTGGAAGTATGCTTACTTCGTCGCCATTTTCGTCAACTAGCTGATCTGTGTATTCACTAAAAGCATCTAAAGCATTTTCTGCTGCTTCAATACCATTAGCGTCTAATTCTCTTTTAAACTCTCCTAGGATTAATTCAAAATCAGCTGCTTCACTTAGCTTGCTCATTGTTTCATCTAAATAAGCTTGATTAACTCCAGGTAAGTTAGCTTCTATACCAGCCTCAATAGCTGTGCGAATTTGATTTATCTGATCATCTGATCCTTCAATATCTCCCTGGGCAGCCATTTGCAGAGCTGCTTCCATTCCAACGTCAACACCTTTTTGTATAGTAGCAACTTGGTTTTGTTGCTCCATCTTCATAAAATCTTGACCAATTTTTATTGTTCCATTACTAATGGCAGTATTAAGATCAGCTTCAGCAAGAGCATATAAACTTGAATCTACTTTTGACAACATCCCTTTTTTATAGCCAGCTGCTTTTTCAGTAAAGGCAGCAACATCAAAAGGGTTTTCCATTTTTAACCTGGAGATGTTTTCATTAATATCTACTTTGATTGCAGCAGCATGAGAAAGTTGAGCGCCTTTGTTAAATGCCCTAGATCTAATTGTTGAATTATCACTAAGATCTAAACCGCCAATCTTGCCACTTGCAGCTAATTGTCCAGCTTGCTCTCCTTCAAATGCAGCTTGTTTAGCTTCTCGATCAAACTGTCTGTCAGAAAATGAGCGCAGACGTTCAGCCAGGGACTGTAAATTATTAGCTTCTGCTTTTGATGTTGGAACTGCCTGGGCAGCTTCAGATCTTTGGTATCTTGTTATTTCAGCCATATTATCCTATGTCCATTGAATTCTGAGCAGCATTCAATAAAGTATTGCCAGCACTTTGATAACCATAACGCCTGGCAGCTTTTCCTTCTTCTAATAATGATTGACGTTTCATAGCCAGGTTAGCTGCTCCCATATCTTGATCATATTCAAATGTTTCTACATCTTGATTCATTAAATTAAGTGAAGATCCTTGAAATGCTGCAACATTTTGAGCACCTCTAACAGCATTCTGAGTAGCTAATGCAGCCACTAATCGTTTCTTTCTTTGGATCTCTTTATCCTTTGCTGCAAATGTTTCTCTGTCAGCATCTCTCTCATAAGCTTGTTGTTTAGCTCGACCAGCTTGAATACTCGCACCAGCACTAGCTATTGCCAATAACATTCCCATTACGCTTCTACCTCTATTGCTAATCCGAGCACTGTCATTGGTGTCGGATCTGTTTGGGTGATCGTGACCTGGGCCAGCTCTGTCCACCCTAATAAATACATTTCTTTCAGCCCTGTGTAAGCTGTTGGTGCGCTATCTAAAGACAAACCAAAGTTACGATCTATAAACCGATCTCCATTAATACTTATGCCTAAAGATTCATAAACATTAGGCACAACTTTAACAATTCGTTTTTTCCTGGTCAGTGTTGGCCCATCCTGGAAGTCCATGTTGATCGGCATTGTTGTAACTGTCGTTGTGTAGTCCAGGCCAACTTCGACATTCGTTGCTGTTTCTGCCAGGGTAATTGATCCAGAACCTGGAGTAGCGTTTGCTCTAACTTCTCCATCTGCTCTAACGCGAGATTCTTGGCCATTTAGATGAGCTAATCCAGTAACTGCTGTGCCTGGTGATCCTAATACTACTGTTTTGTTTGCGTCAGTATAAGTTGAGGAATCGAGTTGCTCCAGGAACCTAACTACTGATCCATTAATTGTTCTTTTAACTACAAAGTAAACATCGTCGACTACAACTGCTACTGATTCAATTTCTCCAGATGTAGTCCATTTAGTCCAGCCACTAACTTCTTGAGATCTTAACGTGTTGTAAACACCTACTGTGCCATCGCCATTAACGAAATAGACGTAGTTTGCATCATCATTAGCAGTACCCTTTAATACGTCCATATCGACCGGAGCATTAAGCAAATGCGAAGCCAATAATGAAACAGTGCCAGCTGTATATGAATCTTCATTGTAGGAAAATAAAAACTCTCTGACTGATTTACCTGTGCGATCTACAAAGATAACAGCACCATCAATATTTTTAGGCGGTACTGCTCCAGATCCAAATAATGTTTCTCTTCTTACTGCACTTTTTGATGGGGTAATAGGAGAGTCTTGCATAGAGAACTCACCACCAGTTGTAAAGATTTGTAAATGTCGTCCAGAATAAACAGCTGTAATAGCGTTGACTTGATCTGTATCTAATGTGACATCGATTCCTTCATCATCTAAAGAAGTGCCAACATCAAAATTAAAGAAATCATTTGTTTTAGATCCCCATAAAGTTTGAGGGCGGGAGAGTGATCCACCAAACCATAAACGTCCCTGGAAGAATGTAGCACTTTTTGGCCAGCCTTTTGCATTAGACCAGACATCTACATTGCCAGATCCATAATTAAACTGCGGAATATTACTTAAACTAATTGTTGATAGTGTCCAGGAAGTATGTGATCCACCTCTGACTAATTTTCTTGGCGCATGATCTTTATGGACCAGGATCATTGTGTCCGCTGATTGTGTCCAGGATAATTCAAATAATTGAGCAGTTGTGTAAGGTGTTGTGACATTTGCCTGGTGAACACCATCTTTATAAACTGCAACACTTAAATTAGTAAACACCATTAAATAAGTTTGCTCTACGTTAAAAGCAAAAGAAGCTAACCTGGCTTTATTGTTAGACGCTGTATTAGCAATATATTTTAATCCTGGACGACGTTTTATACCGCCTTGTGGCATTGTTACTACGTTTTCAGCTACTTCAGCTCCCTGGTAGAAATGTTTTATATCTGTCCTGGACGCGAGTCGAGGATCTAGTACACCAGAAACAAAAGAAGTTTGCAGCGTAATAACTTTTGCCATTACTGTCTAGCCTCAATAAATGGAGAATGGACAATAGCTTTCGTCGGCCTTGATTGTGAATCTGTGAACCTGGCTCTTCTTAGGTTGTAGTCAAACATGCGACGATACTCTTCAGCTTTGTTAGAGTTGTCAGTGATCGCAATAGCAAAAACTGAAGCAAGAAGGTACTCTAATATTCTTTGAAAGTATGCGGGCATTTCTGCTTCTGGTGCTTTATAAACATAATCCAGATCAACAGTTTGTGAATTTGTGTACAGCTTATCCTCAAAGATCTCATAGTCCATGTTTGGATGAATTGTCGTTGCAATAATATAATCAGCGGGTAACTGGTAAGCATAATCCCAGGTATTAACTGGTTTAGCTGTCAGCTGCGCTAATGTGACTTTAGCTGAAGCAAATCTCCAGCGATGTTGTGATAACAGATCTTCATAAGTTGTTTCGTATAAAGCATCTGCAATGTTGGCTCCGGCTCCACCATCTGTGAAACTAGCGATTGAGCCATGGCCTATCAAATTTAATGCGTTAGAACATATCTCAATTGATGTTGCCATAATATTTCCTTAAAAAAAATGGCAGTACCCCTATATGAGATACCACCATTCAAGTTACAACTTAATTACTCTTGCCAGCTGATAGAAACTAATCCAGCTGCATCACGAACAACAGCACCAGCTTTCATCATGCCATTACATAGCCATGAAGTTTTCTGTGGAACCCAGTCAACTTTCGCTGTGATTTCCATTCCAGTTGCTAGTCCAACTGCTGATGAATGCCAAGCAAAACCTTCACGAACACCAGACGATAAGTCTAGTCCGCCTTCCGCGCGTGTTTCGATAACGTGGAATTTGAAACCCATAAAAGTGTCTAGCTCACCAGATACCAAAGAACGAACTGAGTTGTAGTCAGCGCTTTGTACTTGAGTTACACTTAATAGATCCTCAAGACCAGCTGCTGATACTGCGATGTGACGATCGCTCGATGGTACTCCTTTATCAGTCATTGATTTTGAAGCTGTAATAAGCTTGGCTAGAGTTAATCCCGCAGAACCATGGGCAATTGATGTACCCGCAGTAGCTGCGTCCATTGCATCTAAAATAAGTTGATCACGACGACGACCAAGTGCTCCAGCGATAGTTGTCTGTAGCTCAGTCTTTTCATCGAAGTTTACTTCTTTAGCGTCAAAGATGTCTGTGTACTCTGGCGCGTTCCAGTTGGTTAGAGTACAGTTGATCAAAGAATGAGAGATACCCATTGCAACAACATCTGCTGATGTGTTCTTCTGGTTGGCAAGGCCTTTACCCATTGCTCTGAATTTATAAATGTCACCAACAACATCATTACGATTAGTGACAGTGTCTTTTAGGCCACCATTTGTTTGGAAAACGTGCTTGACTTCAGAGTCAAACAGCTGTTGGGCAGCGGATGATAAATTTGCGGACATAAGTCCTCCTTTATAGTTAGTTAAAAAATTACCTTTTTTGCCGGGTGTCCGCCATGCGGGCCGAAGTCCTACCTAGCTGGGTTCTATAAAGAAGTGTCCAATGGCTGGATTTTCTCTGATTATAAGCTACAAATCGTTTCTTGTGCAACAAATTGTATCTTTTTTTGGTGGTTACTTAGGGCAACCAATCCCACTTGTATCTAACTAGGCCGGAGAAATATGAGGAGAGCTATCAAGCCTGTTTAGATTGGCAGTGAACCTGGGAGAAATTTGTCCATGCCTCATATCCCGCGTTAAACTCATCAATAACCTTTTGTGGCCCATAAATAAGATCATGATCCTTTCCATCCCTGGCACAAAAATAACCAATTTGCCAGGCCCAAGGTTTGGTTTTATGACGACTATTATTATTGTCCATAGAACTGTTCAAACTTTTCTGCTACTTCTTGTCGGAATGCTGCTGATTCTTTGTACTTTGGATCAGCTATCATTTCTTTTAATGCAGCTTCATTCATTCCAGGAGCTCTAACTGTGTTAGATGTTGGCATTTTGCCCTCAGAAGTTTTAGCAATTAGAGCTTCCAATACTTCAACACCGGCAGCTGTCGTTGCTAAACCTTTAAAGCCTTCATATTGATCTGGAGTCAAATTACCTTTACCCCAATCACCAAGATCTCTTAACCTGGCATTTGCATTTTTACCTAGTGCCTGGATCTCAATCGACTTCGCAGCTTCTGGATCATTAGCTTCTACTTCCATTCTTGCAAAGCCATGAAGCATTTGATCGAAAGTGTCCTGGCTCATGTTGGTTTCTTTCGCTACATTCTGGAACCATTCAATCCTCGGATCTTCCATATCGAACTCGCCTGGCAGATCTTCTGGTGCTTTTATTTCGTAACCGGCTTCTGGCGATCCAGTGAAACCTCCGAACTTTTTTTCGAGTTCAGCATAGGCTTTGGCCTGGTCCTCCACTGATTTGTATTTATCTTTTAACCATTCTGGTTTTTCACCATCTTCTGGCGCAGCTGCTTCGACTTCAGTTGATTCAACTGTTTCTGTTGCAGCTTCTTCTGTTGTAGTTTCTTCTACTGGGTTTTCGTCTATCAAAGTTTCTTCGCTCATATTATCTCCAATGTTTATTTTTTATCTGCCAAAGACAACTGATCAATGATCTGTCTAACTATGTTGTTTTGGCCCTCTCTGATCCCGGCACCGAATTGTGTCGAGTTTGGATTTAGCACTGGCTTATCAATCGTAATAGATTTCAGCCGATCCAGAACGTATTGCCCCGCATCTGTACTAAAACATTCTTGGAACTGGCCCGCTATTTCATGCGACTTGGCTT